CTTTTGTAGGAATTGAAAATGCAAAAGTTGCTGGTAATGCTTCAACAGCTAGAGAACTTGCATCTGTAGGAACTTGGTATGGTGGTAACAAACCTGGTACATCAAGTGCCGCTGGTAACTTCTCTGTAGGTGGTTCACCTTCAGCTAGTCCAGCTGGTGACGGATCAACAGCTATCGCTGGTGGTACTAACAGAACCTTTACAGAGGCACTATTAAAAGCTGGTCTTTTAAAAGCCTTTGAATTGGGGGGAGAACCTGAGACGATCTTAATGTCTCCATCACATAAGCAAACTGCATCTGCATTTGCTGGGGTGGCAACAAAATATAAAGATGCCAGTGATAGAGTATCTATTGGTACTACTGACATCTATGTATCAGACTTCGGTGAAGTTGCATTTGTACCTAACAGACACCAAAACGCAAACAGAGTAGATATCCTACAAATGGATATGTGGAGTGTTGATTTTTTAAGACCATTCCAAACTACTGATCTTGCAAAAACTGGTGACGCAGACAAGAAGCTACTCTTAACTGAGTACACTTTATGTGCAAAAGCACCTAACGCAAACTTTGGTATATTTAACTTAACTGCATAATTGTAGGTAAAGGACAGGGAGGGATTTTATGCCCTCCCTTTTTAATTAGAGAGGAAACAATGACAGTATTCGCAAATAAAAAACATTCATCAAGACTTTATAAAGTAGTGGCAAACTCAATTAAAAAAGATCAAACAATCTCAAGAGGTCTAGGTAAAAGGCAATCAAAACAAACTTCAGGTGGAGATAGAAAGTATGATCCAATGTTGAGTATGAGAAGCAATCAAGGTCTAGAAATACAAGACACAGTTGATATGATGATTGCAAAAGCTATAAAGTAATGACAAAAAAATTCTCGCTTAATGATCCTGACGATCAAGCATCTGTAAAAACTAATTTAATTGTAGATGAAGCTGAGAATAAATTTCATATTGAAAACTATCAAGATCAAGAAACTATTAAAGAAATCTTAGATGCAAACAAAGTAGCTCAAAACGAAGGTGCTTATAAGTCTCAAGCATTAAAAAATGAAAAAGGTTATCGAGTTGCAAGACTACCAAACATAGTAGTACACCAATTAGCAAAACAAGGCATACTGAATTACAATGGTACAGTCCTTGATAAACCTAGATTTTTTAGATGGTTAAACGATTCAGATAACAGACATTTTAGAATTTATACAGGTAATTTATAATGGCAATAGATACATACACAAACCTCAAAACATCAATAGCTAACTATCTTAATAGAAGTGATTTGACTGCTTTTCTTGGTGATTTTATTACTCTTACAGAAGCAAGATTGAATAGAGAGTTGCGTGTGAGAGAAATGGTAAACACAGACACATCAACTACTACTGTTGCTGGTACACAAAGCTATGCCTTACCAACAGGATATATAGAGGCAACCACAGTAATTTATCAAAGTGATCCCTATTGCACACTTAAATTTATAAATAACAGTGATTTTTATAACAAATATAACGATAGTCAGAGTAGAGGAAAGCCACAATTCTTTACTATAGTTGGCACGAATATTCTCTTAGGCAGACCACCTGATTCAGCAACAACACTACAAATAAACTTTTACAAAAAATTAGATACTCTTTCTGACACAAATACTACAAACACAATATTAACAAATTATCCTGAACTCTATTTATATGGTGCATTAGCAGAGTCAGCTCCATTTATTATGCAAGATGAAAGAATAAATACATGGGGTACTCTTTACAAAGAGTCACTAAAAAATGCTAACGAAGCATCATCAAGGGGTTCAACAACCACATCACCACTACAGATGTCCACAACACAGGTAGCATAAAATGATTGAATTTGGTGATTTACAAGCCGATCTACCTTCTTATGAAAACTCAGGTGCATTAGTTGTAGATAATGTTTTACCTCTTGCAAAAGGCTACAAAAGCCTAGCTGGTTTTCAGGCATTGAGTGGAACAGGATTAGGTAATCCAGCAGTAGGATTATTTACAAGTTTTAGTGCCAGTGGTTCTACTAACTATGCTGGTGATGCTACTAAATTATATCAGATGGACTCCTCGCTAGTCTTTCAAGATAAAAGCAAAGCTGGTGGCTACAACAACTCTACTACAGAAAACGCTAGAGACTTTTGGGCATTTACACAGTTTGGATCAAACATCATCGCTACTAACTTTGCAGATAACATACAAAAGTTTGAAGAAGGTGTAGATAGTGCCTTCAGTGATCTAATAGCATTAAAAGCTAAGTTTATAGCTGTTATTAGAGACTTTGTTGTTGTTGGTTATACCAACGAGTCAAGTGTAGAATACAACCAAAGAGTTAAATGGTCAGGTATCAATGACAGTTCTACATGGACTCCAAGCCAAGCAACACAATCAGGCTTTCAAGATATTGTTGGTAGTCATGGAAATGTTCAAGCAATAGTTGGTGGTGAGTCTGCTGGTGTCATCTTTATGGAAAAGGCAATCTACAGAATGTCTTATGTAGGTGTTCCATTAGTATTTCAGTTTGACAAGATCGCAGATAACATCGGAGCATTTGCACCTAAGTCTGTGGCTTCTTACGGAAACATGATTTTTTTCTTAGCACAAGATGGTTTCTATAAACTAACTGGTGGACAACAACTGACACCGATTGGAAATGGTAAAGTAGATAACTTTTTCTTTGATGATCTATCATCTAATCTAGATGGTATTACATCTGCTGTCGATCCCAACAATAGTATTGTTGTATGGTCTTATCGAGGATCAGGAGCTACAGGAACAACTAATAACAAGTTACTGATATACAACTATGCAGTCGATAAATGGAGTACAGGATCAGGACAAGACTTAGAGTTTATTGCTAGTGCATCACAAGAGGCATTTACTACATTAGAAAGCCTTGATGTGTTAGGCGATTTAGATAACTTACCTAAATCTCTAGACTCATACTTCTACAAAGAAGGTATTGTTGGTCTTGCTGGTTTTAACTCAGCAAACAAGTTTGGAAAGTTTATTGCAAACAGTTTATCAGCTACAGTAGATACGACAGAGTTTGAGGGTGCAAAAGGCAAAAGATCAACACTTATCGAGTGCAGACCTATTGTTGATGGCACATCAAATACCTCTGTTACAGTAACACCAATAACAAGGCAATCACAACTTGATACCACAACAACTGGCACTGCTGTTGACACTAATGATACTGGCACTTGTCCTTTACGATCTACCTCAAGGTATCATCGCATCAGGGTTAATGTGACAGGTAACTTTAATACTCTTAGCGGTGTAGATATAGAAGCGAGACCTGAAGGTGGCAGATAATCAGTTTCCTACAGTTCCATTGTCAATACCTGACACTGGACAACATTTAAGACTAGTTTCAACATCATTAAACAATACAATTAATGGTAAATTAAACAGCACAGGAACAGTAACATTAAGAGCAAGTCAAACAACAACGACTCTTACCGATGCAAGAATAGGTGGAAACTCAATAATATTGTTTATGCCAACAACTGCAAATGGTAGCACAGCTCTCAATGGACTTCATGTTTCTGCTAGAGCAAGTGGAAGTGCAACATTAACTCATGCAAGTTCAACAAACGCAGACCAAAACTTATCATACTGTGTCATTGGATAATGTAGTCACTAGAGTTCCTAGTGAAGATGTTGAATTTATATGGAGTCAAGTAGCTCCATTATTAGAAAAAGCATTAGACGAAACTTATAGTATCAAGGACATACTGTACGGATTGGCTAATGATCGTATGCAACTATTTATTAGTTGGAATAATAACAAAGTAGAAAGTGCTGTTGTAACTGAAATAGCACAATACCCTCAGTCTAAAGTCTTACGATACTTTTTGGCTGGAGGAAACAACCTAGATAACTGGTTAGAAAGAATACAAGAAGTAATAGAAAAATTCGCAAAAAAACAAAATTGTACTCACCTTGAAGTAGCTGGAAGAAAAGGCTGGGTGAGAAAATTGAAAGGATTTAGAGTTAAAGCATACTTACTAAATAAGGAAATATAAAATGTCAAAAGGATCATCACCACAAAATGTAACTACAACATCATCTGCTGAACCATCAGAGTTTATAAGACCATATCTGACACAAGCGATTGATTACAGCCAAGATTTATTTGAGTCAGATTTACCAAACTTTTTCCCAAATAATACCTTTGTAGCTCCAGCCGCTGAAACACAAGCGGCACTAGATTTAGCTACCGCAAGAGCAGTAGCTGGTAATCCGTTACTAAATCAATCACAAAATCTTGCTCAGCAAACACTGGCTGGAGACTTTTTATCTCCTACTACTAATCCCTATTCACAAGCATTGTTTAATCAGATGGCTGACGATGTAACATCTAAAGTACAATCACAGTTTAGTAGAGCTGGTCGTTTAGGATCAGCCGCCAATCAAGAAGTGTTATCTGATTCATTAGGTAGATTAGCAAATCAAGTTTATGGAGATCAATTCAATCGTGAAAGAGCATTACAAGCTCAAACTATGATGACAGCACCACAACTAGGAGAGATGGACTTTAATGATATTAATAGATTACAGCGTGTAGGAGCAGATAGAGAAAGCATAGAACAAACAAAACTACAAGATGCAATCGCAAGATTTGACTTTGAACAACAAAAACCATTTCTTAAATTAAATCAATTCTTAGGTGCATTAGGTTCACCAGTACCAACACAAACAGTATCAACACAACCTGTCTTTAGAAATACTGCCGCTGGATTATTAGGTGGTGCATTAACAGGTGCTAATATAGCTGGAATGATGCCACAAGGCTCTATGTTTGCTAATCCTTTATTTGGTGCAATCGGAGGAGGTATCTTAGGGGGATTTGCATAGATGGCTTATTCAATGATAATGGACTTACTTAATCAAAGAGTCCAAAATACTTTCGGTAATCAAAAACCAAGAGGTTTATTAAATTCTAGATTTGGTCAGGATCTAGGTTTAGGTTTGTTAAGTCAAAGTGGATATACAACTATGCCTACATCTTTTGGTCAAACAGTTGGTAACGCATATCAAAAAGCTCTTGATGCTGATAGAAAAAGACAAATGTTGAATCTTGCTGAAATAGGTGCTATAGCAAATGTAGCTAAAGCAGTTAAACCAAAATCCAAAACAGATTTTTTTAATAAATTAGATTTATACAATCAAATATCTGCAAAACCAGCGGATCAAAGAACACAATCTGAACAAAACACTTTGTCTGCATTAGAAAATTCATTAATGGATAAAGGAACTATTGGT